TCTGCGTTATGTTCCACATCTCTAATGAGATTTGTTCTGTCGGTAGCATTGTTTTCTACCGTCAAAACGTTCACAGTTTCTTCAAGATTTTGTATTGTACTAGCTTGCTGTGCCGTCCACCATATAAAGCCACCGATCTGGGCTATTACAACCCCGACTACAGCGATACTTACCTTTGGAAGCTTATCAGACATTTAACTTAGGCGTTTGTGAACTTTTTGCCGCGTAAAGCCGCACCCATTCCACGCTTTGTGCCAGAAGTAACTTTTGCCTTTTCTATGTTTGGCGTCGCTACGTCCATAAGCTGGCAATAAGGTATGGAACCCTGACCTTTTATTTCGGCTTTTGTTACGGGCTTTGGCGCGTCGGCGCCGCGTCCACTTACAATCTTAACTCGCATCATTGTCTCCGTTGCTGTTGTGCCTGTAATCGCATTATCTCACGTTCTGCGCTCGCTTGCAATTTTCTATTTGCCAAGCGCTCTTGCTGATCCATGCGCTCATCAAATTCGCGTGCTCGTTCTTGTGCTTTAGCCTGATCCAACTGGAGCTCCGCCTGATCGTTAGCAATGTTGGCCTGAACCTGCTGCTGCCTAATCTGAAGCTCTTTCTCTTTAAGTCCGATTAATGGATCTGGGGCGCCCTGCTCACCTGTGATCTGAGCGGACAACTGTTTCATTGCCTGCATTTCCTGCGCAATGTTCTGAGCAACCAACTGCTCAAACTGTACTTGGATCTCTGGTGTCATCTCCTGCACGCCAAGCTGCTGTAACGCCATCTCCTGCGATTTTACGCGCGCATGATCCATAACGTGCTTCTGAAGAGTAACCGCAACCATTGGCTGTTGTTGAACAATGCCTGACGCACCGAACACAAGATGTGACATAATATGTGCGTCGTGGTTTTGCCCCTGAAAAGCTCGAAGCTGTATCTGATCCAGAGCATCAATGTTTTCTTGTGCAGGATCTTTTGGCTGTGGCTCCTGACTTGGCTTGGGTTTCAAGATCTTATCTATATCCCGAACGCCCAACGCGTCATACATCCGTTTGTACGCCTCATACATATCGTGAAGATCTGGCGCCTGAGCTGCCATCTGCATCTGTGTCTGCGCCAAAGCAATGCGCTGCGCCTGACTAAAAATATTTGGATTTGATACAGGTATGATGTCAACACGATTGTCAAAATCGCTGGCCATAACCGCCTGATCGCCACCCGCAACAGAAAAGGGGTATTCTTGCGGTAAGCTTTCCGACATAACACGCGCCAGAATCTTAAACTCGTTCTTCATTGCGTAGTGAAGACGCTTGTGAACAGCGCTCATTACACGAGCCCCCTGTTCCAGCATAGCAACCGTCGTTCCTACCGCTGCCTGTTGGTTGCCGTCACCAACCTTCATGTCCGTGATCGTTGCAAATCGCTGCCCCGCCTGAACAACAAAGCCCAACAGGTTAAATAACGTAGCGTCAGGTCCTTTAAACGGCAAGGGCATCAAGCTATCGCGAATAGCACCGCCGGGGCTGTCTACATCCCTAAATTCACCCGGTTGTAACGGTTCTGCATCTTCCCTGATCCGTAGGCCGCGAGCCTTGAAACCCGCTGGAAGGTTAGAAAGTGTCCCCGCGTCAATCAATTGCCGCAATGCAGCGGTCGCGGTGCGTGAAAGACCGCCAATTGTATGAATTAACCCTAATCCATAGAACCCGAAGCCCGGCAAAAACTTATAATGCGTAAAATATGGGATTTTTGTCTTCTGATCGTCGTCCTCGCGGAAATTTCTGCGTATAGCCAGTATCGCACCAGTGTCCTCGGCTATCGTAACGACGTAAGGAACCATAATTCCTGTTGGTTCGCCCTCTTCATCCTTCTCTTCATAGCCCGGCAACTCCAGATCCACGTGAAATTCCAGCAATGTGACGTCATAATCAATGTTTGATGCGGACATTCCGTCGATACCGTCAATTGTATCGGTTGTATCGTCCATCGGCGCCTGAGACGGGCTTACAGGGACATCAACATAGAAACCTCCGACCTGTAGTTTGCGTAGATTGTTCCACGGCATGCGTATTTCTTGCGCAATAAAGGGTGATGTTTCCAAATCTGCCGCATCATACGGGACTACAAGGTTCTTTGCGGGAACAAATTTGCTTACTGCGCGCCCCATTGCCTCATCAAAGTATGTTTTCTTGAATGTTGAGCCTGCCAAGGGCAGATAAAACAACATTTGATCCATTTCAGGGGTATATTCTTCCATAACATTGGTTATGTAGTAGTTCATAAACTCCTTAACGCGCTTGGATTGTGCCTCTTTTTCAGGAGTTAGCTGCCCCATAATCTGCGTGCGCACAGGTCCTTCTGGTGGTAAGAGCTCATTGAATGCCTGAGCCTGAAACTGCGTGGCGGCTTCCGCCAACATAGGATGCGTTACGCCCGTAGCGCCGCGAAAAGGCTGCGTTCTGTCTTCGTACTTAAAACCAAGCAGATCCAAACCCTTATCGTATTCTTCTTCCCAGTCTCCACGGCTTTCCTTAGCCGAAACATACTGAGATATTAAATCACTGGATATCGCACCCAAATCACCAGAATCCATGTCTTCCGCTAAGTTGGCAAAAAAATCACCGCCTTCCGTCATAGACATGGCCTGCGGATCAAAGTCTACAATGACCCCACCGTCTTCTTCGTCAATAAAATCAATGCCATCTACAGGTTCGTCCGAAGCAACTCGTGTGCCCGGCATCTCTATATCCAGATCAACGCCAGCCTCTTCAATTAGAGGATCGTCGTTTTCCCGTTCTACAAAAGAAGCAACTGGATTCTTTGGCCTTAGTCCCATACTGTATCTCCAATGTTAACGCAAAACTAGCACGTCAACTATATTTTGACTAGCGAAACATATTCTTCGCTGTTTCATTCAAGGTGCCTATACCACCCATCGTCTCTACCTCACCGCCGTCCGCGAGGCGTCGGGATAGAAAAAAGTGTCTTATAAATTGTTCCTTTGTTGGATTAGTCTGTTGCAGGAACTCCATAATTTGACGTGTGGTTTCAGGCCCTAAGTTCGTTTCTGGCGCCGTTTTATAAGCTCTAAACAATCCCTCTATCTCAGGGAAAGAAAGAATTTCCCCATCTTTGAATTTAATGACAGGCACTTCTTGACCGTCAAACGTCATTGAGTTTAACTCGAACATAGGTTCTTCAGGACGCGCTTCTAAAGGTTCCGTTAAACCTTCAAGAAATTTGCGTTCCGAATCTTCAAGCATCTGTTTTTCTTTATCGCGTAAGTCTTGCTCGTCCTGCATCTCCTGAGTAAAATCTCTACCTTCCAGCTCACGTATAAACTCTTTCTCTCGCTCCTCTGCAAGACGACCTTTAATGCGTTCCTGAAACTCTTGATCCTCTGCGTCAATTTCTTCGCGGGTACGGCGTTGGTCTTCTAAATCAAAATCTCTGGGATCGGGTTTAGAAGGAGGCTCTCCCGTTAAATCAAAAAGATCTTTTGTTGATTGTCCTAAATCTCGTAAAAAAGAACCAATCCCTGACGGTGGCTCCTTTTCCGTAAAACGATAATCAAAGTCTTTAGGGTCTATAGCCCCAACACCCGTTGTAAAAATCTCACCACCCTTGGCTTTGCTAAAAGGAATTCCATACTTCTCTTCAAGCTGACGCTTTAAATACCGTATGTTTCTATCAATATCTTCTTGCGACAAACCCTTCCGCTCACCCCGCCTAAACTCCTCTAACAAATCTTCCCGCATGCTTAGACGAAATAAATCTTCCATAGGCTTCATCATTATATTATTCCTCTCAAGCTTCCGATCCCTTGAGTCACGGGCGGCGGTAATTGCGCAAATAAATTAGGTTGTTGATAATTGCCCACGGGCAACGTGCCGAAGCCCGGATCATATGGATAAGGGTACGGTAAAATCTGAGGATTCTGACCTCCGCCCTGCACAGGATTATACGATATCGGATCGTAAGCCGCTACTTGTGTAACGTCCCCTGTAAAATTAGGCGGAGTTGTCGCGACAGGCTCAGGAACCAAGGTCTCCGCAACGGTAGAAACAGGCGCCGCGCCCCCGCTGCCACCATCGGCCGGTGAGCCGTGAAGAATGAGCTGTTGTTGATCTGCAACTGCCTGCTGCTGTCGTGCCCTTACATCGGCCATATACGCATCAACCTGCTCTTGCGTCATAGATTGACCCGGTCCGAACATCTGATCCCTTGGCGTATACTCCATACCCAAAGCAGATCCTATAATGCCGCCGCCAGCTACTGTACCCGCAATGCCCGTAGGAGCTCGGCCAGAACCAAACGGTGTGGCTCCCACGGCATTCGATACACGGCCAATGCCGTATTTAAAAATACCTTGATCCGCTCCTGCTTTAGCTTCCGCCGCAGTAACGTACCCGTCGTTGTTAGTGTCCGCTTGAACGCCGCCTTTTGACCCAAAAACCTCACCAGATATGCCCGGTCCGCCGCCGTCCTGCATATCAATATCAGGCGGAATCCATACGCCTTGATTGTTATAGTACCCATATCCCAAAAAGTTTGGCTTGTTCTTGCCGCCATCTAATGGCGGAACTTTCTTAACAGGCTGATTAACTTTAGCGCTGGCAGAAGTGTCGGCGTTTGAAGAACTACTAGCAGAGGATGAGGCGGAGGAAGAAGTGGAGGTGTTTGGGTTTTGATTAAAATCACGCGTCGTATACTGACCAGAAGTGTTTTTATTTGTATTTAACCTACCAACGGTAGCTTTTTGCTTTGTGTCTGAAGCTTTCTTCATACGGGCGTTGTATTTATCGTCATCAAAATCAACCTTGTAAGTTCCCTTCTTACCTTCAATCTTAACCGCCGCGCCATGATAGCCAGCCTTCGCCGCTGCCGTCAGGCTCTTAAAAGTTGGAACAGTATCCTGCTTCTTAGAAGAAGAACTGCTGCTTGAAGAAGACGAAGAACTTGAGCCACCCGACGATCCACCCCCCT